AGAAAATGCCACCTATACTGAGTCTGAGCCGACGTTTGGCCAGATCAGCATTGGCTCGAACAAGCTCGGCGTGATTTCGAAGGTCTCGGAGGAGCTCCTGCAGGATGCCTTCTTCGATATTCAATCCTATCTGATCGAGCAATTTGGAACCTCGTTCGGTCTGGCTGAAGAGGCTGCCTTCATCGCGGGCAATGGCACAGGCAAGCCGCGAGGTGTGACCCTGGATGCGACCGCTGGCGTTACCTTCGCCGGAGTGGCTGCGATAACCGGCGACGAGATCATGGGTCTATTCCATGCACTTCCTCGTATGTATCGCAATAAGGCGCAGTGGATTCTATCGGATGCAGCCGTGCTTGCGACGCGTAGGTTGAAGGATACCTACGGACAATATCTGTGGCAGCCCGGTCTGCAGGCTGGCGTTCCGGATCTTCTGCTCGGTCGTGGGGTCAACACCTCTGACTTTATGGCCGTTCCCGCAGCGGGTGCAGTCTCTGCGCTCTTTGGTGATTACAGCTATTACACGATCGCGGACCGTAGGACTCGTTTCGTGCAGCGGTTGGATGAGCTGTATGCGGCAAATGGCCAGGTCGGATTCCGCGCATACGAACGCGTGGATGGCAAGCTCACCCGCACGGATGCTGTCGTGAAGGGTACGCAGGCCGCCAGCTAGATCGGCGCAAGTAAGCCAACCAACGGACCGCAGCGCAAGGCATTAGTCGCCAACGCGCTGCGGTTCAAACATAACAAGGTCGAAGGAGGCCTTCTATGGATACTTCCAGTCTCACAAGGAATCAAACCGCAGCCGAACAGGCCGAGTCCGGGACGAATCGTCTTCCTGCAGGCAGCACTCTTGAAATTCAGCCTGGCATTCGCGTTCCTCATCCCGAGGCTGCTCCGACGCCCGCCGGGATCGTGGATCCTCGCATTACGGGGGATGCTGTCAACGAGCTGCTGGACGGTACGCAGACAGTACTGAAGGACCGAGGCGCTCTCGGGAAGGATGAGGATGGCGATGGCATTGCCGAAGTCAACACGGCGGTCAAGCCCAAAGGCGGATCTTCGCCGATGGAGTTGTGGCAAGGGCAGAATGCACTTCCGGCGTCGACCAATCCATACCTCGCGCCAGAGGAACGTGCACGTGCATCGCAGAGCGAAGCTGCTGAGCGTGAACGAGTCCAGGCGGAGCAGGTAAAGGTCACGGGCGATGATGCTTCCGTTGAAAAAGCAGAGAAACAGTAGTCGAAGTTGAAAGGTGACGCGGAATGAAGACAGAGCTTGTGCAGGTGGCGTCCGCAGGGGCGGAGCCTCTAACGACGCTGGATGCCAAGCTCTGGCTTCGCGTCGACAGTGGGGATACTGGCGAAGATGATCTGATTGCGAGCTTGTGTGTTGCGGCTCGGAGCTATGCGGAGGCGTTCTGCCGCAGGACCTTCAAAGTCGGCGATACGTGGAAGCTAACAGCGGATGAGTTTCCGCGACTTCGCTTCAATCGATTGGGTGACGGCCTCGAACTGGAGACAGAATTCTGGGAGAGCGAAAACGATTACCTGCTTCGGCGGCCGGATGCCTATGCAATCACGATCCCGATGGGTCCGATCTCGGCAATCTCTTCAATCAATTATTTCGATACCGACGGCGTATCTCAGGTCCTTGATCCTGCAACTTACACGTTTGTTGCAGATGACTTCGCCAGTCCGAAGGTTTATCCGAACTTCGCTAAATGGTGGCCCGCCACGCAGGCGCGGCCCGACGCAGTGGCAATCAACTTTGTAAGCACCGGCGTTGTGCCTGAGCCCGTGTTGCTTGCAATGAAGCAAATGCTGGCGCACTGGTATGCGAATCGTGAATCGGTCGCGGCTGGAAGTTATCAGAAGGTTCCGCAGCTCGCAGAAGCACTGATGTGGCCTTACAGATATTTGGAGCTTTAGATGAGTCCTGTTCAGGCTGGGAAATTGCGGCATCGAGTTACTTTTCTTGTGCCGCCGGACGGCTGCGGGGATGAGGCCGGCGGGGAACTCCCGCCCGTCGCGGGCGATACGACATGGGCGAGTATCGAGTTTGTCTCCGGATTCAACACTTTCAATGTGAATACGTTTGTTGCGCAAGCAACACACAAGATCACGATGCGATATCGCGCCGGCGTCCAGCCGAACTGGAAGATTAGTTTCGGCGATCGTACCTTCGAAATTTTGTATCAGGATAATGTCGAGGCGCGGCGCGAGCAGCTCGACCTCTACTGCGTTGAGCTGAATGGAGTGACCTAACGATGCTTGCGAAAGCGATCAAGGATCTGCTGGGCTCCGATGATGAGCTCAATGCGCTCATTGAGTGTGGGGTGCATCCGCTCGTTTTGCCTCCGGGCGCAAAGCTTCCGGCAGTGACCTATCAGCTCGTCGCGGGTTCGGGGCAGCCGACATTCGAAACTTCGGGCATGCAGCGGCGGCGCTATCAGTTCGATGTGATGGCGAGCTCCTATCCGCAGGCCGATCTCATTCGGGCAATGCTCATCAAGTTTTTGAACGGCTATCAGGGCATTCTCACTGATGGAACCGTTCTTCAGAATGTCGATTACGCGAACTCGATCGACTTTTATGACAGCAACCCGCGCCAGTTTCGATGCATGGCCGAGTTTTACTTCTACTTCGACTTTTCGTCGTAACCCTGCGCTCTTTGGGCGAAGGCAAATCTGTTGTACAAGGAGCTTCACGTTATGGCATACACGGGCAGCAAGGCAGTCATTGGACGCGGTTCTATCTTTTCAATCGGTCCAGTGCAAGGTACCAGTTCCCCAACCTTCACGCCGATCGGCGAGATCACGGATATGGGCGTCACTGGCCGTACCTTCGACAAGATTGAAGTATCGAACTTCGATTCGGCGATCGATAAGGAATACATCAAGGGACTTCGCGAACCTGGCAGTGGCGACATTACTTATAACCGCGTTGCAGATGATGCCGGCCAAGTCGCGCTCGAGGCGGCTTTCGAAGATTCGAATGCCTATCTGTTCAAGCTGCAGCTGCCTCCTGGCAAGGGTCAGACGGTCGGCGAGGTCTGGACGTTCGCTGCTCTCGTTATGTCTGTCGATCCGCCGTCGATCTCGCCCAGTAAGGTCATCCAGGGCAAGCTCAGCCTGCAGGTCACCGGTCCTCGCACGATTACTGCGGGTAGCTAATAGGTTTTCTGGGAGGGAGGCGGCGGGCCGCACTGCTGTCGTCTCCCATTTTTTGAATCGCTACGAATGAAAGAGGCTGAAGGTGACGAAAAGAAGAATCGCAGTTGTTGATGATCCAACGGTAGAGAGCACGGAAGTGCTTATTGAGGGAAAGACTTACCGCATGTGTCTCGACTTCCGCTCGTTACGCCTGGCTGAGCGTGAACTGAATAAGGCCGGTCATAAAATCAATATTCTTTATGAATTTCCGCGACTCACTCTGGATTCGACTTGCATCGTCTTTGCGGCTTCTATCCGCCGTTTTCATCCAGAGGTGAGCTATGAGGCCGCAGAGGATCTCCTGGTCGAGAATCCCGTGAATGCGTACCGTGTCTCGGATGTGATCGGTGAGGCCTTTATGAAGGCCATGGCGGCTCCGCGCAAGGGTGATGCCGTAGAGGGTAGGAAAAACCCTACCTAGCCCAGCAGCTCAGCGCGGACGAGCGATGGTTGCAGTTGTCGTCGTTCGCGCAAGTCGACCTGGGACTCTCGAAGGATGAGTTTTACGATCTGACTCCGCGTGAGTTTGACGGCTTGTGCCGGCGTCACACTCGGTTAGTAGAAGATAAAGAGTTTATGTTTGCGCAGTTGACGGCGTATGTCATCAACTTCAGCCATTGGCGGTCACAGCCGAAGCATCCGGTTCATCCGAAAGACTTGATGCCCAGCCAAATTCGCAGGTCGCGTGAGGTCGAGTCCGTGCGGCCGAAGCGATTGAATCGCAGGAAGGTCGAAGAAAAGGTGCGAGCTACATTTGGGGCATTGTTTGGAGATGGTAAGTAGTTAGTAAAAACGGCTAATTGTCCCAATTTGGGACTGAAATAGTCGCAGTGAGTATTCGTTTAAATGCTAGACTTTTTGAGCGAGGTTCCACATGCGTAAGCCTGCTTCACTCTTAGCTCTATTTTTTGCCGCGCTGCTGCTGGTGTCTTCCTTGGTTATGTACAAGGGAGATTTAGATACAAACACGCAAGAGATGAGCGATGGCTTTCGTCAGATCCAGAACCATGATGACGTCGGATTCAATCGATCCATGGATCAGCATGATTCGCGCAAAAATGAAGAGCTGATCTTGCTCGTTGTGGGTGTAGGCTTTGGCATCGCAGGTATCGCGCTCTATCAACGTGAGCCCGTCGCGATTGGCGCTGCCTGAATATAGTTTTGCTGTTTTATCGAAGCCGCCCTCGGGCGGCTTTTGTCGTCTCTGGAGAGCATATGCCGACTGAACTTAGCGGGATGAAGGAGCTGGTCGCAAATATGACTTCGCTCCGCCAGAACGTGCGCGGGCCTGGTGCAAGGAAAGCCGTTCGTTCGGGCGGCAATGTGATCAAACTCGCAATGGTTGAGGACACGCCCGTCTTGATTGAAAAGAGTGCAGGGAGCAACTCGCTAGAGCCTGGCGAGGTTAAGGCTGGAATCCGTGTCCGTATGACCGTCGAAGATGACGATGTGAATGAGGCTGTGGCGCTCGTAGGTCCGACAGGCAAGGGCGGCACGATCGGTAAGACTGCTCATTTAGTGGAGTACGGCCACCGAATGGTGACGGGCGGCAAGTCCAAATTGGATATCGCCGGCAATTTTAGGGGTGGCGGCAAGGTGCATGAGCAGGATGTTCCAGCTCATCCATTCCTTCGCCCTGCATTTGAACGCAGTGCGGCCGGGGCGATGGATGCCATGGCCGAAGCATTCGGCGAAACAGTAAGTGAGGCGGCAAAATAATGTCGAACAATGCAACGATTGGAACTGTAACCGCGAAGGTCACTGCGGATACAGCGCAGTTCGATGGGCAGATGGCGAAGTCGGCCGACATCGCAACGGCTACCGGACGAGCGATTGAGAAGGCTGCGGAGAGGCAAGCGGCCGCACGTGCTTTTGCTGAGAAGTTCGCTGGTGATGCTGTCGACGGTCAGACGTTGCGAATTGTGCAGGCCCGCAAGTTAGAAGCCGCTGCAAGTGCAGATGTGCGGAAGGCGTCGCAGCTCGCCAGGGCTGACTATCTTAGCGAAGGTGAGAGCGCGAATTTAGTCGCTGCCGCGCTGCAGCGTCTCACGGCTGCGAAGCTTGCCACGGCGGCCGCAAGTGAAGTGGAAGAACGCACGACGGTCAGTAATACAAATGCCGCGTCGGCATCGATCCGCCTCGTTGAAGGTGGGATGACGAATAATATTCGGGCGGTCGAGCGCTTTCTCGGAAGCTTGCCTGGTGTCGGTGAGGCGCTCAAGTCGATCTTCCCGATCGTGGGTGGACTGGCATTCGCTGGTCTCATCGGCGAGCTCACGATGAAGGTCTATGAATATGGGATGCAGGGGTCGAAGGCTGGTAAGGAGATGTCGGAAGCGTTTATTGAGCTGACAGATTCCAGCCGTCAGACTGGCATCGAGCTCGACATCGTGAATGACAAACTAGATATCCAGCTTGCGAAATTGGAGAAGAAGCCATCGAACCTACTGCAGCTGGCCCTTGATGAAGATCTCAAGGCTGTGTTGGATTTGGCGAGTGGGACGGATAAGGCTTCCGCGAAGATTGACGAGCTATTCAAAAAGAATGGTGTCGGCTTAGCGCAGCGCATTACCGGGATGGTCTTCGGTAAGAACGTGGCTACCACTGGCGACACGCAAAAAGTGATCGACGATGCGTATGCCGGTATCGATACGGCTGAGAGGAAAGGTCGCGTCAACCTGGCCAAAGCTAGTCCTGAGGATGCAAAGTCCGTCGAGCAAGCGAATCAGAAGATGATTCTAGAAGCATCCCAAGCTGCGTTGAAGAGTGTGCAGGACAGGATAAACGACCTGCAGGCGTTGCAGCGCGATGAGGCAGCGCATCCGCACATCAATGCCAGGACGGGGATGGCTGACAGAACTCCGACAGACTATTCCGCGAATCTCGCGCCACTTGAGGGCACGGCAACTCTGTTGCAGGGAAACATTCATGACTTGCAGGATCGTTTTACTGCGGCCGATAAACAGAGCCAGGTGGGCAGTGATGAAGAGAAGGCTGCAGCTGCAGCGCGGGCAAAGACCGCAGCCACCGAAGCGCGACAAGCGGCGGCTGAGGCTGCGCGGCAACAGATGGAGGGATTCAATCAGCAGCTCGCGAACATGCGGCAGAATCATCAGCTGCAGGTCGGCGAAGAGGAGATGTTCTGGCGGTCGATGCGCTCGCAGACGGAGGTGGGCGGCCTTGCATGGAATGAGATCAACAAAAAGATTGGAACCGCCCATCAGGAGACGATGCGCCAGTTTGCCACACGGTCAGAAGAGATGGCATCGCAGAAACAGCAAGTCGATACAGTGATTGGCCGCACGGCGGAGATGCGGACGAGGGACGCTTCGAAGCAAGGGAGCGAGCAGGACCAGGACTATACCGATAGTAATCAGTTAGCGATCACTGTTGCACGCAATCAGGCTCGCATCGAAGAGGCTCGCGTGAGTGAGGAGGCCGGGCGGTCTATCACGCAGTATGCCGCCGCCCTTCATTTGGCGGCAATCCATGCTCAGGAGTTCGCGAACGAAGAGTTTGCTTTGCAGGCGATTCTCGATAACGCTCAGCGCCGGGCCGCTCTCGATCCGACGCGAGAGAACAAGCGAGCTGCAACGGATGCGCAGCGCAATCTTGACAATGCGCGGTCGCAGAGAACTGTTCAGGCGCAGGGAGATGCGGATTCGATCTATGGAAAATCGAGCAGTGGGGCGATCGGCGCGACTGACGCACTCAATGAGTTTGTGATGGCTACGCGGGACGCCGCCACAATGATGAGGGACATCGTCAACTCAACGCTTGGGCAAGTCAATCGTGGAATCGTCGGAGAGGTTACCGGGCAGGGCGGAGGTTTCAAACGCGTCGGAACAAATATTGCAGGCACCTTTACGAATGCGGCACTGGAGAAGGGCGAGGGTTCGCTGTTGGGCTTGCTTGGCTTCGGTTCGACGAAGAAGCCAACCGGAGCAGCTGGTGACCCTCTGCATGTGGTGATGGCCGGTGGAGCGGCCGGAGTTCCAGGTGTGGTTTCTAGTGCCGCTTCGGGTGCTGTGTCCAAGGTCGCGAGCAGCGGAGTTAGCGGATTCTTGGGTGGCTTGCTCAAGTCATTCTTGCCTGGCTTTGCTGATGGCGGCCCGATCAGTCCGGATACCTGGGCGATGGTTGGCGAGCAAGGTCCGGAGCTCTTTCACAGTGGCGGCGGCGGAACGATCGTCCCGAATCATAAGCTGGGCGATGTTGCCAGTTCGAGCGGTCCTTCGCAGAGTGTTTCGTACAGTATCGATGCTCGCGGTACGGATCCAGTGCAGGCAGAGATGCGGGTGAAGGCGGCGATTGTGGCAGCTCACGGCTCGGCGATTCGTCAGGCTACCAAACAGGTGCGGGAAGACTCCCTGCGCAGGCCAATGCGGAGATAGCTAGACATGTCGATACTTTTTACCTTCAACGGCATCCAGGTGGTGTCGACTCCGGTGAAGCCTGTCCCAAAATCGCTGGATTTTACGACTACTGACTTTTCTGCGGCGACGTCCAATCCTTTCGCGGGGCAGCAGCAAATCCAGGACTGGCAGGCCTCGCTCGTCTCCATGTCGGTGCAGTTGCCGCCGATGACAAGAGAGGGGGGCGGCGACGACTGGAGTGCGTTTCTCATGCAGTGCAGAGGGATGACAAACGCCTTTCTGCTCGGCGATGCCACATCCAAAACGCCGCGCGGATCCGTCGCAACGACAGGAGCTTCCCCGCTTGTCAATGGAGCCAACCAGGTCGGTTATCAGTTCAATACGAAGGGATGGGTTCCAGGTGCTACGGGAGTATTGAAACGTGGTGACTGGATCCAGATCATCTACCGACTCCATAAAGTTCTCGATGACGTCGATGCAGATGGTTCAGGTCACGCCACGATCGCAATTTATCCGGAGATTCGCGAGTCGCCGGCGGATGGCTCGGCATTTATTACAGAGAATGCGCAAGGCCTCTTTCGGCTTGCCAGCAACACAAACAAGTACAGCATCAGTGAGGCCGAGATCTTCGGTTTCCAGTTCAATATTCGCGAGGCGATCTAGATGCCCAGGCCTGGTGTTACATCCGAATTTGCCGAGGCGATCGCCGCAAAGGTGATTCGTCCATGCTTCTTTGTGCGGCTGCAGTTCAAGACAGCCATTTTGAATCTCTGGACAGGGCGCTATCCCTTGACGTGGGGCGGAGTGACCTTCGATGGCGCTGGCCTGCTGCTTTCGATGAAGGGGATCTCGGAAGATTCTGAGGTTGTCGCGAAGAATGTGACGATCACGATCAGCGGTATTCCGAGCAGTGTTATCCCGCTCGCACTCAATGAGGTCCAGCGTGGATTGTCCGCGCAGGTATATTTGGGGCTCTTTAGGGATGACAAAGTTACGCTTGTTCCGGATCCCGTGATCGCTTTCATCGGCCGAATGGATCAGCCCGATATCAAGGACGCCGGCGACACTTGTTCCATTGCGATCAATGTCGAGAATGCGCTCGCGGATATGAATCGATCGGTCTGGCGAAGATATACCGATGCCGATCAGCAGCTCGACCATCCGGGCGATCTTGGCATGTCGTTCGTGGCGAGCATTCAGGAGATTCAGATCTACTTCGGTCAGTTGCCGCAATCGATCAATAACTAAACTTCCGGACAGCTCATGCTCGCTCGCTTCCCAGACTGGCAGTCTCGACTGCAGGCATACCTCTCTGCGCTTCGAAATGCCCGATTTCGCTATGGCGTGAATGATTGCTGCATCTTCTCCTGCGACGCCATTCGATCGATGACGGGCCATGACATCGTTGGCGAGGCTCGAGGCCGTTATGCGACGCGCAAGGCCGCCATGGAGGCCGTCAGGGAGCGCACCGGTGGGTCGAACGTCACTGCGTTCGCCGAATATACCGCGAGCGAGTTAGGTATGCCTTCGGTGCCGATCGCGATGGCGCAGCGCGGCGACATGGTTTTGGTGGGTTCGGGAAGTAAAGCAGCTTTGGGGATCGTTTCGTTGTCTGGTCTCGATGTCATGTGTCTCACCCGCAAAGGAATTGTGCGGGTTGAGTTGAAGCACGTCACTGCAGCATGGAGAGTCTAGCGTGCCTGATGTCGGCAAAATTGTAGCGGGAGCGGCACTGATCGCGGGAGCTGTCGCGCTGGACGTGGCAACCGGCGGAGCTGCCTTCGCCGCCGGCGCGGAAGAGTTCACGGCGTTTCTGGCGATCGGCGGATCGACGGGCGCGGGCCTCGCGCTGTCCGGTGTGGAAGGCCTGATCGCAACGCCTCCGCCTGGTCAGGGCGTCACTTCGCAGAACCCGATCGCGCCGTGGCAGATCTCGTACGGCCAAGTGAAAGTCGGCGGCACGGTTGTCTACCTCGAGGACAACGGCGGCATTCTCTCGAACGGCTCCAATACCTACGACAAGTGCCATAACCGCGTCGTCATGGTGGCAGCTCACCCGATCAAATCTGTTGATCAGGTGAGGATGAACGGGAAGACGATCCCTCTGGGCCCCGGCGGATCCGGCGCGCAGAGTACGACCTGGACCTTCACGCCGGACACGAACCAGAATCAGACGAATATTGCCAGCATTCACAGGGCTTCGGGCGTCGTCACGATCGTATTGACTGCGGGCATCAGCGGCCAGAATGGATTGCAGTTCAACGTTCAGAGCGTCGCGGATAATACGTTCAACGGCGTCTTTACGGTGACGCAGCCGAATCCGGCCGACGATACGACGTTCACTTATCTCTGCGGCGGCGTGGACGCGAGCGCTTCGGGCGGCTTTATTCTCACTTGCTACCCCGACTACAAAAACCGCATCCATTGCGACCTTACCTCGTGCCTGGGTAACCATAGCAACACCTTTCCAGAGCTGGTGAATAATTCCGCGCTCTGGACGTCGGCACATCGCAACCTCGGCAAGGCCTCCGTCTATCTCGGGTTTTATTACGATGCCGACGTCTTCCCTGGCGGGAGCATTCCGCAGAGCAGCTTTGTCATCTCCGGCAAGAATGACATCTACGATCCGAGACTCGGCGACTTCACCGATCCGGCGGCTCACGTTTATACGACTAACGCCGCGCTCGTCATCGCCGACTATCTGACGAATCAGGCATGGGGCTACGGCCTCGCATACGGCACCGATGTGCCGCTGGCCCAGCTCATCGCCGCGGCGAACATCTGCGACGAAGCGATCCCGCTGGCGGTAGGTGGCACCGAGCCTCGCTACACGATCAACATGACCTTCTCCCTCGCCCAGGGGCGTGGCGCGGTCCTGCAGGACATGCTCAACGCTTGCGCCGGCCGCCTCTCGATCCTGAGCGGGCAGTTCATCATCGTTCCGGGTGCGTGGGTTGGGCCGTTCCTTTCGCTGAGTAAAGACAATCTCGTCGGGCCGATCGAGTACAAGCCGATCCGGACGATTCGCGATATCTGCAATGGAGTGAAGGGTACTTACACTTCGCCCGTCAATAGTTGGCAGACAGGCGACATTCCACCCTACGCGGAGGACACAACTCACGGCTTCGTCTCCGATCAGTGGCTGGCGGCCGACAATGGCGTTCGTATCTGGAAAGATGTCTCGTACCCTGCGACGACGTCCTGCCCTACCGCGCAACGGATTGCCAAGATCGACCTCGAGCGGACCAGGCGCGAGGGTGATCTCGTGCTTCATTGCGACATGAGCGCCTATACGGCCGTTGCGCTCGATGTTGTCGAGTTCAGCTGGCCGCGCTATGGATGGGTGAATAAGACGTTCGAGGTGCTTTCCAGCGCTCTCGTCGTGCAAGTCGATCAGAACGGCGGAGCACCGACCCTTGGCGTCGACCTCGAGCTGGCGGAGGTTGATTCCGATATCTACGACTGGTCGACGGCGGAGGAGCTCACGCCGGCAGACAATCCGAGTCCGGCGATCAACAGTGGCCAGATCGTCTCCGGACCGCAGACGCTCATTATTGAGTCGGGGCCCACGACTTCCTATGTTGGCGCAGATGGCGTTGCGCTTCCCCGGATCCTCGCATCGTGGGAGACGAGCAATAGTGCGAACGTTCAATCCGGCGGCTACTTCGACGTTCAATATCAAAAGGTTGGCGACGCCTTTTGGACTGCAGCTGGACGCGTGCCAGGCACGCAGAATCAGTGCTACATCACAGGCGTCATCGCTGGGCAGAACTATAGCGTCCAGGTGCAGGCTTACAACCAGGGAGGATCAAAGTCTGGATGGGCTCAGGCGGGGCCGATCACGTGCAGCGCGACCTCGACGTTCATGTCGGCCAGCAATGTCACCTACCCGGATGGGACGCCTGTAGGAGATCTGCAGCCAGCGACGGCAGGTGCCGATGTCACGGCGCTTCAGCCAATCGCTTATACGGGGACGAGTGCCAACCTGATTTCAAATGGAACGTTCCTTCTTGGCGATATCAAGGGCTGGGGAGGGACCTGCGTTTACCTGGTCGGAATTCATGGACCAAGCGTTTATCTTCATGCACTAACGAAAGCTATATCGCCAACTTTCAATGTCACTCCTGGGCAGAAGTATCGATTTAGTTTTACTGGATTTCAGAGCGTGGCCGGAACGGAGAACGTGATCCTACGCATCTTTTATGGATCGCTATTTGCTCCGACGATCAATGATGCTCCGGTTCCCGGTTATGCGGGCTTTCAAGACTTCGTGAACGGCGGTGCCCTTACGACCAGTTTGGATACCTATACCTATGATTGGACTTGCCCGTCCGGAGTCTATTTCGCATCGCTGGCGATGTATCAGCAAGGGACAGCGGAACTCTCCTTTACGAATGTGTCAGCCAGAGACTTTAACGCTTCCGGTGAATGGGGATCGGATGTAACTGGCAACAATACGGCCCTCGCCATTGTTGGTCAAGGCACGCTTGCGACGCTGAATAAAACCAACACGGTCAACATCGTCGCGGGTGCGGTCAATAGCAATATCGTTTATCAGTCCACGACGCAGGTCATCGTCCCTGCAACTGGGACGGCTACTATTGTCGGTCAGGCGACCATCACAACCGATGGCGGCTATGTGAAAGTCAGCGTAACGCTGAACCTGGGCGCGGCTGGTACGAACTATCCCAATGTGACTCTCTATAAAGGCGGGATCGGTGGAACAATCCTCGATCAGCAGCTGGATGTCACTGTAGGCTTTCCGGGAAATGCTTCCGTGGCCCTCCAGGCGGTGGATGCCTCACCTGGTCTGTCGCAACAGTACACAGTTGCCGTTACCGGTGGATTCTCTTTCGTCAACTACTGCAACTCAATCGCGCTCATTATCGAGAACGCAAAGGTATAGCCATGGCAGACGCCGAAGAAGTTCCAGCAATCTCTATCTCGTTCGTGATTTATGACGCGACGACCGGCATTGTGCGTGCGGCACTCTCGGCCGTCCATCATGATGGCGATACGGTCATCGCGAATAACACTCCCGAGGGTTGCGCCGCACTCGTCGTCGACGGATCCAACCCGGTCATGGTCAGCCAAAAGGGTTGGGTGGTTACGAACGGTGTACTTGCCCAAGTTCCACCCTCGCCAGCGGAGCTGCTGGCGTCCGCGCAGACGATCCAGTCCGCAACGATTGAATCGTCATACCAGGACGCGATCTACAATCAACCGATCTCTTACATGGATACGACATTCTGGACCGATCAGAACTCTCAAAGCATGCTGATGGGTGCCGTGGTTGGCTTCCAGATGGATGGTGGCGTTCCTGCAGGCTTTAGCTGGTGGGATTCGACGAGTACAGCCATTCCGATGACGCTGGCGCAGCTGCAGGGACTTTACCAGGCGATTCTCGGGAGGTTCAATGCGTGTTTTGTAAAACGAAAGACTTTGCTGGCGCAGATCGAGGCCGCGACTACGGTAGCGGCGGTCGAAGCCATCGTCTGGTAAACAGCCCTTCCCTTCTTTCTAACTTTCAACCGTAAGGAGTACACGATGAAACGACTGCTCAAAGCAGCCGCCGCACTCTTCTGTGCGTTCGGCCTTCCATTCGCGCACGCTCAGCTCACTACCATCACGGCGGCCTCGATCTCGATGGGCGGCACGCCGATCGCGGCCGGCACGGTGACTTACACTCCTGTCAATGCATCGGGCATCCCGATCGCGTTTGCCACGGGCGGCGGCGGTCTAAACTCTCCCACTGCTTTCAGTGGGACGATTGCCAGTGGTGCGATTGCCGCTGGATTCCAGGTGCCGGATGCCTGCCTGACGACGCCTGCAAATATCCTCTATTCGGTTCAAATCACAAACACGGCAACGCAGAAGAGCTTTACCCTGCAGTCTGTTCCCAATGTTTGCGGCACTACCTGGGCGCTGGATCACTATGGGCCACCGTCTCCGACGTCGAACATCCAGCCAGTTCAATCGGCCTATGGAACTGCAGCTCCTCCGGCATCCTGCATTACGCCGTCGTTCTATACGCGGAATATTTCGGGAGGTCAGTTCTTTACCTGTGTTGCGGGTGTGTTTGTTCGTGTCCAGGGCGACGGTGCAACCCTTCCAGCCACGTCCTCTCTCCTGAAAGGCGATGGAGCTGGCGGAGCTGTCGCAGCAGCTGCGGGAACGGACTATGCGACGCCCTCTGCCGTAGCAACTGCACAGTCGGCCGCCATTGCATCTGCTGTTGCATCTGGAGTACAAAAGTCTGCGAATCTGAGTGATCTAGCTAATGCTGCTACAGCTAGAGCTAACCTGGGTATCTCTAGTACACAAGCTTTGCTGAATCAGCTTCCGGCAAATGGCCTAATAGCCCTCTACACTCACGCAGATTGCTCGCAACCGTATAAAGATTATTCAGGCAACGGGAATGACGGTACAACGATATCTGGAGTGGTAGCTCCACTGTGCGATGTAAAAGGCCTGTCCTACTATACTGCTGTGGCTCTAAACGCCTGGCAGCTGCCTGCCGCCGCAACGAACCAGGCGTTGACCTATGTCTTCAGTGTCATCCCCTATCTCGGCACAACTTCGAATGGGGCAGTCAATCAATCGATCATGCAGTCTTCGTCCTCGACTGGGGGCGTATTAACGCTGATCGGAACGGGCAGCCCCGGCAATGCATCGGACGCATGGCAACCGGGAATGGGAACGACGACCAACTTCAGAATTACCGATTCCACGAGTTTCGTTCCATCCGCTTCTACGATCGCTTATTCCATTGGAACCGGCGTGGCTTCAGACAAAGACCAGATATTCATCAATGGGACCGAAGTTCCTTATACTTCGCTGGGCTCTACGACGACTTCGGCCTTCAATGTCGGAACTATGCAGGTTGGCGGAAACTCGTTCCCATTTTATGGCACGGAGTCAGTAACGTTGCTCTATAACCGGAAGCTTACAGTTGCTGAACAGATCCAGATTTCGAATGCTCTGAACGACTTTACGCAGACGCGCAGTGGATTGGTTTTTCCGGCTGCTATGGATGTTTCTCTTCCCAGCAGGATCGTCTGCGATGGCAACTCCATTACGTTTGGGCAAGGCGTTCCAAATAGCTGGTGCACCTCTGCGCTCTTCAGCCTTCCGGGAGAGACCTTCACAATCACACACCAGAATGCCGTACCAGGTAAATTGATGGCGGCGATGCAGAGTCGGATTGCACAGGAGGTTATCCCTCTTTATTCGGTGAATGCTCCGCGCAACACTGGTTACGTCTACGCAGGCACAAATGATATTGCGCGTGGCGATACTGCCGCTAACGTTTGGAACTATGGAATCAATGCAATCAAAAATACTCGTTGGAAGAACTCAAAAATTATATGGATGCCGATGACGAGCCGTTTGAATCAAGATACGGGCAAGGATGCCTATAACACTCTTTCAAACGCTCAGTGTTCCCTTTATGCGGATTATTGTGTTGCCTCCGACGATCCGCTACTTTATGCGGATGGAGCCTATGCCAATGTGAC